TAAATTAACATTACGTCAGATACGCAAATTACGTAAGATGAATGATGTTAGAAATTATGAAAAAGCAAACTCTTTAAAGAAAATTCATGCACAATATGCTCAGCCTAATCCTGAGCAACCTCAAGTATAAGTTAAAAACTTTATACTAAATCTCCCAAATTTAACAAAAACGTAAAAAAACAGCACTTATTGTGCTGTTTTCCTGACTACGCACTAAATAATTCTACAAAGCCATTTACTTAGGAGAACATTCAATGGATAATAAAAAATTTGAACAACTTATTGATTTGATTATCAATGAGAACGAAGAACAAGCTAAAGCATTGTTTCATGATATCGTGGTTGAAAAGTCACGTGAAATTTATGAAACAATGATGGATGAAGAGCAAATGATGAATCAACCATCTGGTCAAGTACAAGATTTACTAGACGAGATTGGTAGTGAAGAAGAAGGATTGTCTGAAGAGGATGATGAATCCGATATTGAATTTGACGATGAAGCTGAAGAAGACGGTGAAGACTTTACACACGACTTAGAAGCTGACCACGACGAAGAAGGTGGCGAAGAAGGTTTAGAAGACCGTGTTGTTGACCTAGAAGACAAATTAGACCAATTAATGGCTGAGTTTGAAGATATCATGGGTGGTGATGCTGATGCAGATATGGAAGCTGATGCAGATGAATTTGCAGCCGACGAAGAAGGTGCAGAAGATGCATTTGGTGATGAAGAAGCCATGATGGAAGCTATCACATTGAAGAAAGTTGCTGTAACACACGGTGACAATGGTGTTCAAACAAAGAGCCCAGGTTTATCAAACAGTGGTCAAGCTGGAATGGATAGCAAGCCAGTTAAGTTCAGTGGTCAATCTGAAGCAGTTCCAACAGGACCAAAAGGACCTAGCAATGCTTATTCTAAAGGTGAGACAAGTGTAAAGGGTTCAGGATCATTTAAGAATGCTCCAGCTCAAAATAACTTTAGTGAAAAGGGTGAATCTACACCTAAACCAGTCACTAAAGACGAAGCAGGTAAAGTTCGTAGTCCAGTAGCAGAGTCACGTAGAACTACTGCTAAAAGACGCATTTAAGGAATCTGAGAGCAATGGCTTTGTATCTCAAGGAGCATCTGACATTTGACCGAGCCGGTATGGTTGTTGAATCTGTCAGTGAAGGCGACAAGAAGAACCTTTATATGAAAGGGATCTTCATTCAGGGCGGGGTAAAGAACGCAAATGAGCGTGTTTACCCCGTGTCTGAAATTGAGTCTGCTGTTCAAACTCTAAATGAGCAAATTACAAGTGGTTACTCTGTATTGGGTGAAGTAGATCACCCAGATGACTTAAAGATTAACTTAGACCGTGTATCACATATGATTACTAGTATGTGGATGGATGGTGCTAATGGTTTCGGAAAGTTAAAGATTTTACCAACTCCAATGGGTGAATTAGTTAAAACTATGTTGGAGAGTGGTGTGAAACTCGGCGTTTCAAGTCGTGGTAGCGGTAACGTGAATGACATGGACGGCAAAGTGAGTGACTTTGAAATAGTCACTGTGGATATTGTCGCACAACCTAGTGCACCCAATGCTTATCCTAAAGCAATTTATGAAGGTATGATGAATATGCGTCATGGTCATAAGATGTTGGATATTGCAAAAGATGCGCAGGGCGATAAGAAGGTACAGAGATATCTGAAAGACGAAGTGGTTCGTCTTATCAAGGATCTCAAAATTAACAAAGGGGATTAAGCATGTTAGATGCTATCAAACCATTACTTGAGAGTGGATTAATCAATGAAGAAACTGGTGTCGCTATAAACGAGGCATGGGAATCTAAATTGAATGAGGCTCGTGAGCAAGTACGTGCAGAATTAAGAGAAGAATTCGCACAACGTTATGAACATGACAGATACGTGATGGTAGAAGCCCTTGATAAAATGGTCAGTGAAGGACTAAAGACTGAGATTGAAGAATTTCAGACTGAACGTCAAGCAATGAACGAAGACCGTGTGATAGCGCAACAAAAATTGCGTGAATCAGCTACAAAATTCAATAACTTCATGGTTACTAAACTAGCCGAAGAAATTAAAGAATTACGTAGTGAGCGTAAATTACAAATGGAAAGTCAAGAAAAGTTAGAACAATTTATTGTTCATGCTTTAGCACGTGAAATTAAAGAATTCACACAAGACAAACAAGCTGTAGTTGAAGCAAAGGTTAAGTTAGTTGCTGAAGGTCGTAAACAATTAGAAGCATTGAAGGCACGTTTTGTTGCTGAATCTGCTAAAAGATTGACTACGGTTGTCGCTAGCCAACTCAAAGGTGAATTAGGTCAATTAAAAGAAGATATCAAGATTGCTCGAGAGAACAATTTTGGTCGTCGTATCTTTGAAAGTTTTGCAAGTGAATTCAGTGTCACTCACTTAAGTGAGAAAGCAGAAACTCGCAAACTAATGACTCAGCTAGAAGAAAAAGATAAGAAACTAGCCGAATCCATCAATACAATCAGCAACGCTAAGAAGTTGATTGAATCAAAAGAACGTGAAGTTCGTATTATTAAAGAGTCTAATCTACGTGAAAAAACAATGAGCGAGTTACTTGCTACATTGAACGAAGAAAAGGCATCAGTAATGCAGAACTTACTAGAAAGCGTCCAGACACCACGTCTACAAGCCGCTTTCGATAAGTATCTTCCAGCAGTTCTAAATAACGGTAATGTTAAACCAGCACAAAAAGCTAAATTAACAGAATCAGTTATAGTAGAAGCAACTGGGGATAAAGCTGCCAAACAAGAAGTTGATACGGAACAACGTGATAACGTTATCGATATCAAGCGTCTGGCAGGGCTTTAATTAAAAAAGACATAGATTAGGAGAAATTAAAAATGTCAAAAGTACTCTTAGAAGGCCGTTGGGACGAGACCAAAGAAGCTCTGTTAGAAGGCTTAAAAGGAACTCGCCGTTCAACAATGGGTGTTATTTTAGAAAACACCAAAAAACAGTTACTAGCTGAATCTTCAGCCGGTACAACTACAGCTGGTAATATCGCTACACTAAACCGTGTGATTCTTCCAGTTATTCGTCGTGTCATGCCAACCGTTATCGCTAACGAATTGGTAGGCGTTCAGCCAATGACAGGACCAGTTGGTCAAATTCACACTCTACGTGTTCGTTATGCTAACAGCTTGACAGACAACAGTGCAGCCGCAACTAGCGTTACAGCTGGTCAAGAAGCATTGAGTCCATTCTTGATTGCACAAGCATATTCACGCACACCAAGTGGCGATGCATCAACAAGTTACTATACAGGTAATGATACTGCTGCCCTAGAAGGCAACGGTGGTAAACAAATCTCTGTGCAAATTCTACGTCAGGCTGTTGAAGCTAAATCACGTAAGTTGCAAGCACGTTGGACATTTGAGGCAGCACAAGATGCTCAGTCTCAACATGGTATTGACGTAGAAGCAGAAATCATGGCAGCTCTTGCACAAGAGATTACTGCTGAAATTGACCAAGAGATTCTATTGTCATTACGTACACTAGCATCTACAGAGTATACATTCAACCAAGCTACTGTATCAGGTACAGCTACTTACGTTGGTGACGAACACGCTGCCTTAGCTGTTCTAATCAATCGTGTTGCTAACTTGATCGCCCAACGTACACGTCGTGGCGCAGGCAACTGGGCTGTTGTTTCTTCTGCGGCATTGACAGTATTGCAATCTGCAACTACTTCAGCTTTTGCTCGTACAACAGAAGGTACTTTTGAAGCTCCAACTAACACTAAGTTCGTTGGTACATTGAACGGCGCTATGCGTGTGTTCGTTGACAGTTATGCTCCTGATACTACACCAGTATTGGTTGGCTATAAAGGTTCTAGCGAAACTGACGCGGCAGCATTCTATTGCCCATACATTCCATTGATGAGCAGTGGAGTTGTATTGGATCCATCAACATTCGAACCAGTCGTATCATTTATGACACGTTATGGTTACATCGAATTAACCAACACCGCAAGTTCTTTCGGTAATGCTGCCGATTACGTTGGTGAAATAGCCGTGCAAAATCTTACTTTTCAGTGAAATTCAGTACACGCTAATATCTTTACCGATATTATCAACACAAAGGGGCACGAAAGTGCCCTTTTTTGTTTAAGGGATGGTTGGCAACTTGGTGGCAAAAAGCGTAAGATAAGATAAATACAATATCTCAACGGGATGGGAAGTTACAATCAAGCACTATTCGTAGTGCTTTTTTGTTATCTATACTACTTTGCTAAATAGTATAAAGGG